GAAATACGGCCTTGTGGTGTACCTGTGCCATAACAGGTGCCATATTTTCGCTAAATCCGCCGTACACAACAACGCCTTAAAAATGCGGCAGCTGCAAAGATACGGCCAATTAAAGGCCATGCGGGAGCAGGGCTGGACGGAAGATGACTTCCGCCGTGAATTCGGAAAAAGCTATTTGTAAGGAGGAAAAAGATGGTAAACAGAATGATTTTGCAGGGGCGGCTTTGCTCTGACCCCGAACGCAGAGCCACACAGAACGGGACAACGGTGTGCAGCTTCCGCTTGGCGTGGAGCGAAAAGGTAAAGGACAGAGAAACAAAGCTGTTCCTACCCTGTGTGGCATGGCAGGGAACGGCAGAGCTGATCTGCACCCACTTTACCAAAGGCAAGGAGATCATCGTGGAGGGCAGGCTCTCCAGCCGGGACTATGAGGACAAGGCCGGCAACAAGCGCACCGTGATGGAGCTGACTGCCGACAAGGTGCATTTCTGCGGCAGCAAGGACGCTGTACAGAAACCCACGCAGGCCTTCACGGAGATTTCCGAGGAAGACGTCGATTTGCCGTTCTAATTGGAGGTGACGAGGGATGACATTTGACGCGATTATCTACGATGCCGATAGCATCCGAGATGCACTTTCCGATTCTCTTACTAACAATGTCTTACGAATTGATGATCTTTCGGAGGAGGATGCAGTGCAGTTAGCCTGCATTTTTACGGATCACGGAATCGGTATTTGCCTACTTCCGCGCAAGGAGTAAGTGCATGGCGGATATGACATACATCAAGCTGTTCATCGATTACTTAGATGCGATAGAACCGCTCGGTGACGCAGAGAGGGGGCGGCTTTTCACTTCCTTGTTGGTTTATGCAAGGACGGGCGAAGCCCCGCAGCTCGGCGGGAACGAACGGTTTTTATTCCCGATGATGCGGGCGCAGATAGATCGAGACAACTCTGCAATGGATAGTTTATCCGACGCACGAAGCGAAGCCGGAAGAAAGGGCGCAGAAGCAAAACAAGCAAATGCCAGATTTGCCAAGCAAAACAAGCAAAGACAAAGACAAAGACAAAGACAAAGACAAAGACAAAGACAAAGACAATAGCGCGTCGCAGTTTGAATCGTTTTGGGCGGTATATCCCCGAAAAGTCGGAAAGCAGGCCGCAAAGAAAGCATTTTCCAAGGTTTCTGTGCCGGTTAAAACGCTTATCGATGCCGTCAACAGTCAGAAAAACAGCGAACAGTGGCGCAAGGATAACGGTCAATACATCCCAAACCCAGCCACATGGCTGAATCAAGGCCGATGGGATGATGTGCTGACGGAGGCAGGAGCGCAACCAACGAAGGAGGAGTACCATGTCGGAACATGGCTGTGACATCTGCGGCGGGCTGGGCTACACCGTCCGGCGCACGGAAAGCGGCGAACTGGTGAGCAGCACTTGCAAATGCGAGATCATCCGGCAAAACAGAATTCGCATGGAGCGTTCCGGGCTGGCCGGTCTGCTGGATAACTGTACATTCGAGGCATTCCAAACGCGGGAGTATTGGCAACAGGCCGCAAAGCAAGCGGCGGAGAAGTATTTGACCGACTGGAAGGGCAAGTGGTTTTTCATCGGCGGCTCTCCCGGAACTGGTAAAACCCACCTGTGTACGGCGATTTGCGCCAAGCTGATGGACGGCGGAATCCCTGTCCGGTATGTGCAATGGCGGGGAGATATTCCGGCAATCAAGGCAAAGGTAAACGATGCGGAAGCATACGCCGAAGCCATGCACCCGCTGAAAACCGTCCGTGCGCTGTATATCGACGATTTCCTAAAGGGCAGCGTTACGGATGCCGACAAAAACATCGCCTTTGACCTGCTGAATGCCCGGTACATTGACCCGGATGCAATCACGATCATCTCCACGGAGTTGACCATTGACCGCATTTTGAGCTGGGACGAGGCGATTGGTAGCAGAATCAACCAGCGTGCAAGGGATTATATGCTGAACATCGGGAAAAAGCAGAATTGGAGGCTGAAATGAAGGTTTTATTTGCCTGCGAGGAATCACAGGAAGGATGCAAGGCGTTCCGCGCATTGGGACATGAGGCTTATTCCTGTGACATTCAGGAGCCGTCCGGCGGACACCCGGAGTGGCATATCCTGGGCGATGCGCTAAAGGCCATCGAGGGGGGGCAATTGACCACAATGGACGGACAGAACCATGATGTGGGGCGGTGGGATATGATTATTGCTTTCCCGCCCTGCACCAAAACCAGCAACGCCGGAGCGCGGCACTTATATAGGGGCGGCAAGCTCAATATCAAGCGGTATTATGAGGGCTTGTGCGGCAAAGCGCTGTTTTTAGCTATTTGGGCAGCGGATTGTGAAAAAGTTGTGATTGAGAATCCGACGCCGAGTAAAGTCTTTGAGTATCCAGAGCCAACCCAAGCCATACAGCCCTATCAATACGGGCACCCGTTTAGCAAAAAAACCTTGCTGTGGGAGCGTGGTGTCCAGCCGTTGGAGCCGACCAATATTGTTGAGCCGACAGCAACATGGTGTCCGAGCGGCAGTTACAGCCATAAGCACGGGGAACAGCATAAAGGGATGTTTACCACGGATAGGTCCAAAAACCGCGCAAAGACCTTCCCCGGCATTGCCAAAGCAATGGCGGAGCAGTGGGGTGGATTGGAGGATTGACATGACCACATTACGCATGATTCCCGGCATTACATACACCCGGAAGAACCTGGAAGCACTCACCGGTATGCCGGACAGAGAGAACCGGCGAATGATCAGGGCGCAGCGGCGGCAGGGGGTGCCCATTGTGGCGCTGAAGGACGGCGGCTACAAACTGGCCGAGACGGACGAGGAGAAGAAGATGCTCCTTGCCATGTACCGCAAGCGGGCTCTGGACGAGCTGGACACATACCGCCGCCTTGCCAAATCGATGCAGGTGGATGGGCAGATGGAGGTGGCGGGAGATGGAACGGTTTAACACACCGTTGACGAACGAGGCTGCCAAGAAATTGCTATCCCTTGATTTGGATGACAAGGTCATCACCAGCGTTGAGAAACTGGATGAGTGGTACACCGCGTGGGGCGGACAGTGTTATGTCAGTTTCTCCGGCGGAAAGGACAGCACGGTGCTGGCGTATCTGGCGGCGTGGTACCTGTCGAGCTTCAGGACACCGCCGTGGGAGCTGAACTTGGTGTTTGTGAACACGGGGCTGGAATATCCAGAGATACAGAAGTTCGTCAATGAGTACGCCGACTGGCTGCGGAGGGAGTTCCCACGGATCACTGTCAATCTTGTGCGACTACGGCCACGGATGAATATCCGGCATGTGGTGACAAATTACGGATACAGTATCGTAAGCAAGGAAGTGGCTGACTGCGTTGTAGACGCAAAACGAAATCCGAACGGGCAACGCATGAGGCGCTTGCGCGGAGAAGATATTAGACGAGACGGAAACCTGTCTGTGTACAATTGCGCTAAGTGGGAATTTCTGCTGAGTGCGCCGTTTAAGGTGTCCGCGCAATGCTGCAGAGTGATGAAAAAAGAACCGCTAAAATTACACGAGCATAAATCGGGGATGAAACCAATAACCGCAGTAATGGCATCGGAAAGCCGATTGAGAATGACATATTGGCTTAAAGCTGGATGTAATGCGTTTGAAGGTAAACGCAAAATGGGCAAGCCGATGAGTTTTTGGACGGAGCAGGATGTGCTGCGGTTTATCGTAGATCGGCATATCCCTATCGCAAGCGTCTACGGCGAAATCGTAGCAAGCGATGGCGAGAACGACTACGATGCGACGCTGACGGAATGCCCGCTGCACTGCACGGGATGCCAGCGCACCGGGTGCATGTTCTGCGCGTTTGGTGCGCATCTCGAAAAGGGAGAAAACCGGTTTGAGCGCATGAAGCACACGCATCCGAAGCACTACGACTTTTGCATCGGCGGCGGCGAATGGGACGCGGATGGGTTATGGAAACCCAACGAAAAGGGTCTTGGCTACGCCAGAGTATTGGACTACATCGGAGTGAGGTATTGAGATGACGGTATACATGCGCGTAAGCCGGGACAAGTACGAGCTTCCGGATGCCGTTTCGGAATCTATCATAGAGCTGGCCAACATTTGCGGCGTCAGCTGGCGGACGATCTACCGGGCCGTGTACGGCGGCAAGCGTACCAAAGGATGGCCCGGCTATGTGGCGGTGTCCATTGAGGAGGGGGAGGAAGATGATTAAGATAACCATACCGATGCCGCCCGTCACAAAGAAGAACTCTATGCGGATCATGCATAGCAGCAAAACGGGGAGGCCGTTTATTATGCCGTCCCAGAAGTATATGGACTACGAGGCGGAAGCTGTATGGCACTGCAAAATTGCCACACTGCAGCGTCTTATTGAGGATCCTGTGGAGGTCAAATGCCTGTTTTATATGCCTACCCGGCGGCGAGTGGATTTGACAAATCTGCTGGAATCCATCGACGATGTGCTGGTGAAGTCCGGTGTGCTCAAGGATGACCACAGCGGCATTATCGTTAGCCACGACGGGAGTCGGGTGCTGTACGACAAGGATAACCCACGGACGGAGGTGTACATAGCCGACTATGAATGATTTTGATTACGACTGCATGCAGAAAAAACGCATAGCGATGGGTGCATTTGCTCACATCAACAGGAAACGCGGTGGATGTTCGCTCCCCAGCGACACCCTCACCGAAAAGCAGAAGAAGGAGAAAAACGGAGAAGTGAAAAGCTATAATATCACGCGGCCTATGCCGTGGCATGAATTTAAGGCAATGCCGGAGGATCTGAAACGCGAGTTTTTCCGCAACATGCAATCTTTCGGCGGAACGGCTAAATGGCTTGCGGAGGAAATGAACGCTTGTGATGCAACGATACGCCGCGAGGCGGAATTAGTAGGTGCGCCGTTCCGGCGCGGTGGAAGAAACGCGGAGATGTGGCAGCGTAAAATCATGGAGTGGGCTAATGCGGATGCGGTGGACATACGTACGGTGGATGCGCAGAGCGAGGAGCACGCTGCCAACGATGCACCGCCGAAAGCAGACAAGCCGCAGACCGGCGTAAAGCTGCTGCATGCCCGGCTGGAGATGAGCGGTGACCGGGAAACCTTGCTGGCGAATCTGCGGGTGCTGATGCCGGACGAAGGGCGGGTGACGGTGGAGTGGTGAAAAGAAGCGTGTTAATCGCGGCGCTGCTTGTAGCAATCTTGGGGGCCTTGGGCATTGCGTCTGCCACAGAGGACAGCGGGCAAACGCCGGAGACTGTAGTTGTGCCGCCGGGGGTGGTTATGCCCCGCGATGAGCCGCAGGAGACCCAGGAGACGCGGGCGTGCGTATTTACCGTCACGGCGTACTGCCCCTGTGAAAAATGCTGTGGGGCGTATGCAAATGGCTACACAGCCACCGGCGCAAAAGCCACCCAGGGCGTGACGATCGCCGCAGACCCAGATGTGCTGCCGATGGGTACGGAAATCGAACTGGACGGCCATACATACACCGTGCAGGACACCGGCGGAGCCATTGACGGGAATCGGCTGGATCTGTATTTTGACAGCCACGATGATGCACTCCAATGGGGTGTGCGGGAAAAGATCGTGAGGTTGGCCGGATGAAAAGCCCCTGCATAAAAGAGTGCCCGGAAAGGCTCCCATGCGGGGCCTGCCGGAAGAGCTGCGAGGCGTTCCAAACATATGAGGCCAAGCGGCTGGAGGAAAAGCCCTGGGTGGATCAAGCCAATACCGTCGCCCGGGAGCGCTATGTGCGGCAGAGCGCGAAGTTTGCAAAGGCTGGGAAACGACATATGAGATAGGAGGTTGACAATATGGATGCTGTGGAGTTTGTCGAGGAGCGCAGAAGAATGTTTGCTGTGACAGGGGAGAACCCGAAGTATAGCTTATTCAACATGAGCACTTGCGCCGAGGACGTCGTAAAAGAAGTCGAGGAATGGTCTGCTGCACACCCGCGTAAGACGCGGCAGGACGTGTTTCTAGAGCAGTGGCCGGAAGCAAAAATTGATAACGGCGGTTGTTTGGCCGTCTGCCCATATTATGTTTCTGCTACCCACAGGGACAAATATGGCCGCTGTGTATTACGCGGTAATAGCTGTTGCGACTGCCGCCGCGAGTTCTGGATGAAGGTGGTGGGGTGAAATGACAAAACAAGACGCTGCTGCCATGTTAGTGCAGCTGTATGCGGACTATTCTACATTGTGTGATAAGTATGGGTGGCCTCCCAGTGATGGGATGTCAGATGCAGTAGCAATAGCTGTGCAGTCGTTGCAGGAGGTGGAGTGATGGAACGACTGACGAAATACGAAGTAGTGGGCGGACACGGCCACGCAGTTCCGACTGGGGACGTCGATCAGGCAATGATGCGCCTTGCCGCCTACGAGGACACGGGGCTGACGCCGGAACAGTGCGAAAACGCAAAGGCCATCATCGAATCTGCCTTTAGCGATGACGCATCAAAGGCAGAACGGATTCGGGAGCTGTTGAAAGCAGACAAGGCCGGGCGGCTGGTTGTGCTGCCGTGCAAGGTGGGCGAAAAACTATGGGTAATCGGACGAGACAATGTGCCACGAGAAATGGAGCTTGAAGCGCCGGACATCAGAACGGTGTGCACGGACGAAGACAACTTATGTATGTCAACTTGTAATCGTAAGCCGGATGGGTATTGTGCGTACCGTTTGCGTAACGATGGCACGAGCATAGGCAAGACCGTATTTCTCACCCGCGAGGAGGCGGAGGAAGCATTGGAGGCGATGAAATGAGCCAGCTATGGAATTGGTGCGCATTCTGCGGGAAGCGCATCGAAACGGGCGAAAAGTGCTACGGCTTGCCAAACGGAGAAAGCGTATGCACAGATTGCTGTGTTGCAGAAAACGAGGGCGCGGCTGTATTCGACGGGGAGGAAGAACAGGAGGACGACAATGGCTGAACCTAAAAAACCTTTTTACCGCGATAAGAAATGGAAACTTGGCGGAAGTTTCGGCTGGTGGCATATACCGTACTGCCCGCATTGCAATCGGCAGTTGGGGCTGATGGTCGAAGAGCAGAAGGCTGAAAAATGTCCGATGTGCGGCAAACCGTTAGAATGGGATGGTGCTGAAAATGGCTGAATACATCGAGCGCACGGAAGAACTCATACTTGCCATGAACGCCGGGGCGAGAGCAATCGAGAACACGAAGCGTTATCACGGTGCTGTTTACACCAAGGATTTGTTTTCGGAAAGCCCACAGGAAATACCGTACTTGCTGGCTGCCAAAGTGTTGCGGGAAGTAAGCGATGCTCCCGCCGCTGATGTGACCCCGGTGGTGTATGGGCGGTGGGCGCATCTTGGCGGGGACGAGTGGTGTTGCCCTGTGTGCGGCTTTGTCATTACCACTGAAGGCAGTTGGGACAAGCCTACCAAAAAATACTGCGAGGACTGCGGCGCGAAGATGGACGGAGGCGCAAGCGAATGATCTGCCTTTATGTGGTCATGATCCTCTCTGAGCTGGTGGGTGCTGGCGAAGCCCTAAAGGCGGCATCGCCTGAAACCATAGCTGCTGCGGCGCTGTGGGTGCTTTGTGACATCGAACTATGCAAACTTATTTTCAGGAGGCGGTAACGATGCGGCTGATTAACGCTGACAAACTGCAAGAGTTTCCCATTCGGGCGAACCGTTGTGACAAAGAACACGCCAACACGCATTTCATCAATGGCATCGAGACTGTGATGGAGTATGCGGAGCAGCTGCCCACCGTGGATGCAGCGCAGGTTGTGCGGTGCAAGGATTGCAAGTATTGGCACGAACAGCAAGGCTGGTGTGACCAGCATTCCACATTTATGCTGGATGGAGTTCCGTGTAGGCCGGACGAAAGCCCAGATTGGAAGATGTTTGATGCGGACGATTTTTGCAGCTGCGGAGAACGGAGGGCAAGCGATGGCGAATAAGGACGCAATGCTGGAAGCCTTGGAGGAGATAGAGAACGGTATGCGCCGCATTAAGGAGCGGCGTAGCATTTGGCAGAATAGCCTTATATATGCGCTCTGTCAAGCGGTGCGGCTACTGCTGATAGATAAGATCAAGGAGGAGCGAAGATGAACGGAGGGATTGAAAATGCGGTTGGTTGACATCGAAGCAGAAGTGTGCGCAGATTGCGTTTGCAGAGATAAATGCGACAGGCAAACGTATTGCTTTGTAAAAGCAATGCAAACCGTGGACGCTGTGCCCGTGGTACGGTGCCGCGATTGCCGGAAGTTCAAAACATACGTTTGCCGGATGGTTGCCGGCGGATATGACGAATTCTGCTCCTACGGCGAACGGAAGGAAGGTGCGGAATGTTAATTTGCACTTGCCCTAACGAGCTGGAATGCCCCGCAATAGGATCAGATGTGGTGTGTTTTCCGTGGTGCGAATATCTGGAGGACGGTGACGGCGATGATTGATGAATGCAAGTGGATGCAAGACGAGGTTTGCGTCAACGCAGATTGCCCAGCGTGTGCGGATTATTGCCCAGTGGCAAATACACCGGGCGTATGCAAATACGAGGAAAGGGGTAATAGCGATGCTCAAAAGGGCAAACGGCAGACCGGTGCCAAATAATCCGGCTAAGGCCTACGAACTGGGCCGCCTGGATGGCACCAAACAATGCATGGACAATGTTTCCTGCGTACTGCTGGACAAGCTCGGATTCCATGTGCGGGAGGAGACGGCGGACGAGCACGACACCCGCAGTCTGGAATACTTACAGCAGTGCCTTGTGGAGCTGGTGGATGCCAAAAACAACGGCTATGTAAAGATGGCGGACATCGAAAAGGCCCTGCGGGGCGAATATAAGATGGTAAACAGTGCAGAGTAAAGGAGGGCAAATGAGCAAAAAGAAGACGCTGCCTTATGATGTGCGGCTTGAGTGCATTGCTTATGTGCGTGGATATCCGCGCCGGGTGCGGGCGTATCGAGAGGCCCGGGCGGAGATCTTGGGCGGTACGCATAGCGCTACGGAGGGCATGCCAACTGGATCGGGCGCTGGTAGGCCCGCCGAGAGCAAGGCGGAGCAGCTGGCCGCCATAGAGAACTGGCCGGAAACCAAAAAAATGCTGGCGGTGGAATATGCTATAGACCGCTGCGGCAGAGATATCGGCAGCGATACAATCCGGCGGCAGCTAATATATGGCATTATGCGCAACTGCCAAGGCAAGCACAAGTATGCCCGTAATCGGATCGTGATTCCAGGTATCAGCGAGAGAACATTCAGCCGGAGGAAAGAGCAATTTTTGATGGATGTGGCCAAATATAGCGGACTTTACACAAAAGATGGCACAAATTCCACTTAATGATGTGGTAAAATGTGTATAGTGGATGATTGGGCAAAAGCCAACACATCCACTCCGGCTACACCATGTAGCTTTCATCTTCCCTCCTTTCGATACTATATGCGCCGCCGGTATTGGGCGCACCGCGCAAGCGGACTCGGAGACGGGCGTACCGGCACAACGCGATCATGACAGCCTGCGGGGTTATCCTGCGGGCTGTTGCGTTGCTATATGCGGCATAGGTGCCCCGCAAGGGGAGACCACAGCGAGTGACGGGGACTTTCCCTGAAGCGCTAAAGCAGGGCAGGACTGCAATGCCGCACAATAAAAAGAAAAAGAGCGGAAGCTCCGCTCTTTTTCTCCAGCATACTGTTTTTAGTATTTCAATCCGCAGGAAATAGGATCGAATTTCCCGCCGATGCAAGCGCCTCCTGCATCCGACAAGTCAATCATATACTGTCCGATGCATTCTGTCAATAGAAAATATCAAAAATAGTGTGTAGCCCATGTTTGAGAGGCCCAAGAGGCCCGCATGGGAGGGTAAAGACTGTTACTGTAGCCAAGGGGTGGGGGCTGGTAGCAAAATAGGAGGAAAGCATGGAAATCACAAAACGGCGGCTTGCGGATATTGTGCCGTATGCCGCCAACGCAAAAAAGCATGATAAGCGGCAAATCAACAATGTTGCGGAGAGCATCAAGCAGTACGGCTTTGTACAGCCGATTGTGATTGACCGCGACGGCGTGATTGTAATCGGCCACTGCCGCGCTATGGCGGCAAAAAAGCTGGGCATGGAAGAAGTGCCCTGTGTCTGCGTGGACGATCTGACACCGGAGCAGGTAAACGCCCTGCGGCTGGTGGATAACAAGAGTAACGAGAGCGACTGGGACTTTGACCTGCTGGCTGATGAACTGCCGGGGCTTGACTTGTCTGCTTTTGACTTTGATTGGGGTCTGCGTGATGAACTCGACACGTCAGTGGTAGAGGACAACTACGATCCCGTTTTACCGGCAGAGCCGAAGAGCAAACTGGGCGATGTGTACCAGCTTGGAGACCATCGCCTTATGTGCGGAGACAGCACGTCTTTGACAGATGTACAGAAGCTCGTGGGGGGGGCACAAATGGATTTGCTGCTCACAGACCCCCCGTACAATGTGGACTATCAGGGCACCGCCGGGAAGATTAAGAACGACAATATGGAGGATGCGGCCTTCAGGCGTTTCCTGACGGATGCATTCTCCAATGCGGCGATGGTCATGAAGCCCGGTGCTCCGTTCTACATCTGGCACGCAGACAACAGTGAAGGGTATAACTTTCGCGGTGCGTGCAGAGATGCGATGCTGCGTGTCAGGCAGTGCCTGATCTGGGTGAAGAACTCCCTTGTTATGGGGAGACAGGATTTCCAGTGGAAACATGAGCCTTGCCTGTATGGTGAGAGCGAGATTGAAGAGGAAGCACACGAACCTTGCCTGTACGGATGGACGGAAGGGAAGAAGCACTATTTCTTCAAGAACCGCAGACAGACAACCGTGTTGAATTTTGATAAGCCTGTCAAGTCTGCGGAGCATCCGACCATGAAGCCGATTAAGCTGTTTGATTACCAGATGCAGTGCTCCAGTAAGCCGGGTGAGAATGTGCTTGACCTGTTCGCTGGGTCCGGCACAACGATCATGGCAGCGGAGCAGAATGGCAGACACGCTTTCTGCATGGAGTACGATCCGAAGTATGCGGACGTCATTATTGATCGATGGGAAAAGTTTACCGGAGAAAAGGCGGTGCTTCTGAATGACGATTGAAGAAGCGCGGGCAATCATCAAAAAAACAAGCAGCCCGCACCTAAAGCGGGACATGGAGAAGTTTATTAAACGCCAGCAGAGAAAGGAGGGTGCGTATGGCCAGGCCAAGAAAGGAAATAGACCAGAAGCAGTTCGAGAACCTCTGCGGCCTGCAATGCACGCTTGAGGAAATCTGCGGCTGGTTTGACGTGACCGATAAAACACTGGATAGTTGGTGTAAACGCACCTATCATGCCAGTTTTTCCGAGGTATTTAAACAAAAGCGCGGAGCTGGGAAAATTTCACTGCGTCGGAGCCAGTGGCAGCTTGCGGCAAAGAACGCAAGCATGGCTATTTGGCTGGGGAAACAGTACCTTGGGCAGCGCGATATTGTGGAGCTGGGGTTGCCGACTGACAACACGCAGGATGACGCATTGAGTGTGAGTCTGCGTGAAATGGCAGAAGGGTTGGAGAGCGATGATTAGCCCGAAGCAGCAGAAGATCCTTGCTTTCCCCTATTCCAAGTATGATGCGCTGATCTGCGACGGTGCTGTGCGTTCCGGTAAGACCTCCATCATGATGTGGGCGTTCGTCCGCTGGGCGATGGAGAATTTCAGCGGTCAGCGCTTCGGTGTGTGTGGCCGCACGGTGGATAGCTGTACCAAGAACATCATCGTGCCGTTTACGGCGATGAGTTTGACAAAAGAACGCTATATCATCCGCTGGCGGCGCGGTGACAAGGTGATGGAGGTGCGGCGCGGAGCCGTGACGAATTACTTTGAGGTGTTCGGCGGCAAGGACGAGGCCAGCTATACGCTGATCCAAGGCCGGACGCTGGCGGGGGTGCTGCTGGACGAAGTGGTGCTGATGCCGCGCTCGTTTGTGGAGCAGGCGCTTGCACGTTGTTCTGTGGACGGCGCAAAGCTGTGGTTCTCGTGTAACCCTGGCAGTCCGCATCATTGGTTTTATCAGGAGTGGATTAAGCGACACCGAGAGCGGAACACGCTGTATCTTCACTTCGAGATGACTGACAACCCCGGCTTGAGTGCAAGAACGCTCGAGCGCTACGCGAATATGTATGCAGGCATCTTTTATGATCGATATGTGCGCGGTTTGTGGGTGGCGGCGGAGGGCGTTGTCTACAAGGACTTTGCAAACAACACCGAAAAGTATTTGATCGACGATCCGTTGAAATGGGCGGAAGAGCAAGAAACAAAATTTTCTGTTATCTCCATCGGCGTTGACTTTGGTGGTACAAAGTCCGCGACAAAGTTTCAGGCGACCGGCATTACAAAAGACTTTCGCGTTGTTGCGTTGGAAGAAGAATACATCAAAAATGAAGAGATTGACCCGGATGCATTAAATCGGCGTTTTGCTACGTTCTGCCAGCTGATAACGTCAAAGTATGGTTACAGCCAGACACGAGCGGATAGCGCGGAAACGGTGCTAATTCGGGGGTTAGATCATACCGCGCAAAAAATGCACCTCGGGACGCAGGTCAAGAATGCAATGAAACTGCAAATCACAGATAGAATTAGGCTTGTGGTGCTGCTAATGAAACAGGGGCGTTTTAAGGTTTCGCGCAACTGCCCGCATCTGATCGATGCAATGCAAACCGCGATTTATGATCCTGATAAATTTGAGGACGAGCGCTTGGATGACGGCACGTCCGACATCGACAGCTTGGATGCTTTTGAGTACAGCATTGAGCCTTATTACAAAGACCTGGAACGTGCCGGGCACATGATGGGACGGTGAAATAGTGAATATTCGGAGAGCATTAAAGGATCTTGGGTTTGACACGGTCGACAATAAATTCTATTCCCTGATCGACCTGTGGAACGCGTGGTATAAGGGAAACGTTGAAGATTTCCACAGCTATACGGTGTGGAATGGGATTGAAGAGCTGGAGTGCCACCGGTATTCGGTGGGAATGGGAAAGAAAGTCTGCGAGGACTGGGCCAACCTCCTAATGAACGAGCGAGTCAACATCACGCTCGAAGGCAAACAGGAACAGGAATTTATCGATACTGTTTTTGCCGATAACAACTGGGAGGTCAAGGCTAACGAATCGCAGGAGCGCAAAGCGGCAGTAGGAACCGTTGCGTATGTGCCGGTGATGGAAGGCATGGGAATTAACCCAGATACAGCAGAAATCATTGACTCTGGCCGCATTCGCATCAACTACGTCAGCGCCTGGAACATCTACCCGCTTACGTGGGATAACGGCGTTATCCGCGAGTGTGCGTTCGCATCCACTCGTAAGGTCGATGACACAGAATATACTTACATCCAGGTGCACCGGCTGCACAACGGCGAGTATGACATTGAGAACCATCTGTATGATGCGGAGGAAGTCCCGCTGGCCAGCGTGAAAGGGTTTGAGACAATTCCTCCGGTGATTCATACCGGCAGCGACAAGCCGCAGTTTGTAATTGACCGGCTGAACATTGCAAACTCTGACGAAAACAACCCGCTTGGCGTGGCTGCATTTGCCCACGCCATCGACCAGCTCAAGAGCGTTGATATCACCTATGATAGCTATGTGAACGAATTTGTGTTGGGCAAGAAGCGCATTGTGGTGCAGCCGGAGGCAACCCAGAGCATTGACGGTCGGCCAGTGTTTGATAAGCGTGAGACCGTTTATTATGTACTTCCGGAGGACAGAGGCGGCAACGGCAACATCTTGCAGCAGGTCGATATGTCGCTACGGACGGCGGAGTTTAACACCGGCATGCAAGATATGTTGAACATCCTGTCCAGCAAGTGCGGTTTTGGTGAGAACCATTACAAATTCAACCAGGGCAGCATCGCAACTGCCACGCAGGTCATCAGCGAAAACAGCACCCTGTTCCGCACGATCAAAAAACATGAAATTGTGCTTGAACAGGCAATCACAGAGTTGTGCCGGAGCTTGCTCCGCATGGGAAATCGGTACATGGGCGCATCCCTCAATGAGGACGTCCAGATCTCCATTGACTTTGACGATTCCATCATTGAGGACAAGGGTCAGGACTTTAACCGTGACGTGCAGCTTCTTAACGCTGGAATCATGAACGATTGGGAGTTCCGCATGCGCTGGATGAACGAGGACGAATCTACCGCAAAGGCGGCGCTGCCGAAGATGCAGGACATGACAACCGAAGGACAAGAGGAGGTAGAGTAATGGGCGGTAGAGGCGGAGAGGGCGGCGGGCTTGGTAGAGCAACAAAAGAGCAACGCAGAATTATGGGGAATATGCGTGCGGCTATTTCCAAAGACGCACATAAATCCGCTCCAGAATTCAGAGTGCGCTCCGATGGCGTTGTGGAATATACATACACGGAAACGCGGAATTATGCCCGCGTCCACGGTGGGAAAATGCAATCTGAAGAAAAAAATGATACCGTGGAGCGGAAAACCGTATTTACTGGTACAATCGGCAAAGATGGTCTTTTGCGAAAAGGAGCATCAACAAAAGAAGAAAAAATAATTAAGCGCGGCAGAGATCCGCGCAGGAGAAAATAATGGGCGGACGTGGCGCAAGCAGCGGTATCAGCGTAAGCGGCAAGCCTTACGGGAGCGAGTTTAGAACACTCGTCAAGGAAAGCAATATCAAGTTTGTCAAGGCGGTTGACGGCGCACAGAAAACGCCTATGGAAACAATGACCAAAGGGCGCGTTTATGTGACGCTAAACAAAAACGACAATATCAAGGCAATTACATATTACGATGCGGCAAATAAAAGGACAAAGCAGATAGACTTGGACAGGCCGCACGATAAAGTTTCCCCACATACCCATCACGGATATATCCACAGCGAGAACGACAGCGCGAAAGGGTATGCAAATCTGACAACCGAAGAAAAGAAAATGGTTGAGCGGGTCAAAAAAATATGGTATAATCGGCGTAGCAAGTAGTGGTGTAATGGCAGCACACTTTGATTGAGGGAGTTCCGGTTTGATTCCGGGCGCTTGCTATGCCGTAAGGTACAGAAATGTATCTTGCGGCATTTTTGTTTGCTGGGGGATTTATGATTAACTTTGAGAATCTGGACAAGTTCACATTTCCCGGCGTTGGCAAGTACGACATTCCGCAAATTGAGCCGGTTAAGTCGTATCCGCAGGGCGAATTTATCCCCGTGAATTACCATTACACGGCAAAAGACTCGGAAAGTAAAATCGTTCATTTCTTCGTGGACGATTACCAGTTTATCCGCCATTGGAACACGCCGGACAAGTACATCCCGAAGCTGTCCGAATTTGCGGCGGTGTGTGCGCCGGACTTCTCCATGTACACCGATATGCCGCTGGCGATGCAGATTTACAACCACTATCGCAAGCACTGGTTAGCGGCATACTGGCAGCTCCACGGCCTGACGGTGTATCCGACCATCGGTTGGAGCGACGAACGCAGCTATGATTGGTGCTTTGATGGTGAGCCGGTCGGCGGAATAGTTGCGGTTAGTTCGGTAGGCACACAGCAGAACAAGGAAAGCAAGCGCCTGTTTTTGCGTGGCTACGAGGAAATGATGAAGCGGCTATCGCCGGAATGGGTGATATTCTATGGCAAAGTGCCGGAGGAATGCGATTGGGATGTAATTCGCGTGCAGCCGCACTATAACGATATTGTTAAACGGAGGAAAGCGAATGAAATATCCGTTTCAGCCGGAAATCCTTGATGCGATCCCGGAAGAACTGGCGGAGTTGTACCGTGGACTTGAGGACACGCTGCTGATGGAGATATGTTCCCGGCTCAAGGCTGCGGACGAGCTGAATGAGGTCACGGTGCAAGACATCAAGGCGCTGCGGTCACACGGCATCGATCTGAAAGAGATTGAGAAAGCCATACGACAGGCCACCGGCATCAGCGAGAAAAAGCTGAACGAGCTGATAGACGATGTGGTGGAACGCAACCAAAAGTATTACACCGAGGTCATAGACCTCGCCCATATCACACAGCCGGAAACGCTGGTAAGCATCGAGGACACCTGGGCCATATACCAGCAGACAAAGCGGGACTTGCGCAATATAACACAATCAATGGGATTTTTGGTGGACGCAGGGCGTACGATGCTCCCCCCTGCCAAAGCTTACCAATGGGCGCTTGACAGCGCAGCATTGCAGGTGCAGAGCGGTGCAATTAACTACAATCAGGCAATTAAAACGGCGGTAAAGGAACTTGCGGACAGCGGTCTGAAAGTGGTTGACTACGAAAGCGGCCATCGGGATCATGTCGATGTTGCCGTGCGAAGAGCCGTAATGACCGGCGTATCTCAAATATGCGCCAAGTATACGGAGCAATCTGCAGAATATCTGGATACGCCATATTTTGAAGTATCGGCCCATGTTGGCGCACGAGATAAGCAGGGACCGTCACCGTGGTCATCGCATAAGGATTGGCAAGGGCGTGTTTACAGCGTCCGTGTCGGGGACATTTACCCAAGCATTTATGACGTTTGCGGCCTGGGCGCTGTTGACGGTCTGGAAGGGGCCAACTGCCGCCACAGGCGGTTCCCGTGGGTTGAGGGCGTGTCCGAGCGCACTTACACGAATGAACAGTTGGAGCACATCGATGATGACCACGGATGCACGTTTGATGGCAAGGATTACACGGCATACGAGGCAACCCAGATGCAGCGCCGCATTGAGCGAACGGTTAGAAAGCTAAAGCGCGAAAAAACCGCCTACAAGGCCGCAGGATTGCATGAAGATGAGACTGCGGTAAACATACGGCTGCGGCGATTAAACGCCAAATACAAGGCGTTCAGCGCGGCGGCGGGGCTGCCGGAGCAGCGGGAAAGGATGAAGGTGATGTATGAGAATTAAAGCAAGAAGTTACGAAGGAATTGTGCTTGAACTTGACAGAGAAGTGCGAGTGATGCGTGATTACACCCGCGAGATTGCATGCGTGATCAAGTATCGGGTTGTAATTCTGTGCGATGATGGCGCAAAAGTTGAGCTTACGGATGTAAACCCAAAAGAAATTGAGGTAGTCAATGAACCGTGATGAAATGATACAGGCTATCGAAGCCATCTTGAAGCGTGGCAACAACGCAGAGGTGCGACGAAAAGGCGATGGGTATATCGTCTTGGAGGTCAAAAAAACAATCAAATACACTTCCGCGTAATTGGGCGCGGGAAAGGGCAATAGGAGCCAACTGCTGAGGAATTCTCGGTGGTTGGCTCTTTTGTTTTAAGTAAAACCCGCGAAGCACAGCGGTTTTTATAAAAACTATCGTCCGCGAAGAAACGCGGCCAAAGAAAAGGAGATAGTGTCATGGCACTTACACGCAAACTTTTGAAGGGTATGGGTCTCACCGATGAGCAGGTAGATACCATCATCGAAGCGCATACCGACACTGTGGACGGCCTAAAGGCGGATGTGACCCGCTACAAGGCCGATGCGGAGAAGCTGCCCGGCATCCAGAAGCAGTTGGATGATCTCAAGGCGGCAGGTGACGGCGGTTATAAGGAGAAGTACGAGAAGGAACACTCGGCTTTTGAAGCCTTTAAGACCGACATCACAGAAAAGGAAAGCAAGGCGGCAAAGGAAAAGGCTGTCCGGGCTTACTTTGAGAGCAAAAACATCACCGGCGCAAATCTCGACCTTGCCATGCGCGGATGCGGCGAGGAAATGTCTACCTTGGAGCTGGACGGCGAGAAGATCAAGGACACCAAGAGCCTTGACGCTCTCGTAGACGGCACTTATAAGAGCCTTGTTTCTAAGCCTGCTGTCCGGCTGGACATGGGCGCACGGCTCAACGAGGGCGGCAAGCCTATGACAAAGGACGAGATTATGAAAATCACCGACAGAACAGAGCGGCGCGCTGCAATCGCCGCAAATATGGATTTGTTTAGAAAGGAAGAATAAAAATGGCTGTTGATCCTAAGCTGATTAAGAAGGAAGATCTTGCCCGTGTTCGCGAGATCGAGTTTACCGAAATGTTCGGCTATTCCATCAAGAAGTTGATGGAGGCTCTGGGCGTTACCCGCAAGATTGCCAAGCAGGCCGGTACTGTGCTCAAGAGCTACAAGGCTACCGGAACTCTGGAAGACGGCGCTGTGGCCGAGGGCGAGACCATCCCTCTGAGCAAGTACAAGACCGAGGCTGTGAACTACAAGGAGATCACCTTGAAGAAGTGGCGTAAGGCCACTTCTGCCGAGGCAATCACTGATCGCGGCTACGATCAGGCCGTCGAAATGACCACCGATGAAATGCTGAAGGATGTGCAAAAAGGTATCCGCAAGGATTTCTTCGGCTTCCTCGCAACCGGTACTGGCACGGCCAGCGGTGCTACCTTCCAGGCGACCTTGGCTCAGGCATGGGGCCAGCTGCAGGTGCTGTTCGAGGATGACGAGATCGGCGCAGTGTATTTCATGAACCCGCTGGATGTTGCGGACTATCTCGCAACTGCCAACATCACCCTGCAGACCGCTTTCGGCATGACCTATGTCGAGAACTTTCTCGGTCTGGGCACTGTGATTCTGAACTCCAGCGTCCCCAAGGGCAAGATTTACGCCACCGCCAAGGACAACATCGTCCTGTACTACATCCCTGTGAACGGCGCAGATCTGGGCGAGGTGTTCAACTTCACCACCGACGCCACCGGTTATATCGGTATCCATGAGGAACCCGATTACACCAACATGACCGCATCCGATACCGTTATCAACGGCATGGTGCTGTTCGCCGAGCGCATTGACGGCGTGGTTGTCGGCTCCATCACTCCGGCAGTGGGGGGCTAAGCGAGCTGCTGAGTGAGCCTGACCCTGAAACTTCTTTTTTCTCCAACATGACAAAAGCCCAACTGCTTGATTATGCCAGGGGAAACGGGGTGGACGGGGTCAGCAGTTCAATGCGCAAGGCTGACATAATCGCAGTATTGGAAGGGAGCTGACCCGTATGACATACGCTGATTATACATACTACGCCGGAATCTATATGGGTTCTGTGAGCGAGGAAGATTTTCCGCGTCTGGCTGTTCGGGCCAGCTCCTTCCTCGATTACTACACCCAAAACCGGGCGAAAAACAACGCTGATATGGACGCTGTAAAGATGTGTTGCTGCGCATTGGTGGACAAGTATCAGTTGATCGAGACCGCGCAGCAACTTGCCGCAACCAGGCTGACGGCGGCGCTTACCGGCGGTGACGTGAAAAGTGAAACGGTAGGCGGGTATTCTCGCACACTGGCCAGCGGCGGGGAAAGCGCCGCTGCTGCATTGAGTGCCACGGACGGCGCAAAAAAATTGCTGGCGGAAACGTGCATGGAATACCTTGCCCATACAGGGTTGCTGTATCGCGGAGGTGGTTGCAGATGTACACTCCCCACACTGTAACGGTTTACAACGTCGTGCGTGAACCGGACCCTGCCACGCTAAAAGATGTCACAAACCTATATGTAACCGTGCTTGATGGCGTGTTCTGCGAGGCGGCAAAGGGCGTTAACGTGCGCAAAAGCGGGCTTGAAGGCGCCGACGCAGTAAACCTGTATATCCCATTTACGGTAAAAGCTGTGGATGGATTTAGCGGAAAGCCCAAGACATATACAGAGCCGCAAGCATTTTTTGCCTCAAGCGACAGGGCGGGCCTATGGACGTTATCCACCACCGGCAATGGTGGCGATACATTTTTCGTCAAAGGCGAATTTGTAACGGACAACGAGGGCGTGGCATTGGCGCACGATAATTGCTGGAATGTGACTAAGGTTGACGCAAAAGACTTTGGCAGCGCAGATATGCAGCATTGGGAAGTGGGTGGGAAATAAGTGGCCGTTACCTTTGCGATGCATTTTGGCGGCATGGAGGCCATCAAGGACAAACTGGCTGAGAGCTGCACCCGCGCTGAAAGCATTGTGGGGCAGCAGGTCATAAAAGACACCGCGCCGTTTGTCCCTGCACTTACAGGATCTTTAACAATACGCACGAGGTTAGACGGCAACAAAATTATTTACCCCGGGCCTTATGCGCGGTTTTTGTACTACGGCAAAGTCATGGTTGATCCGCAAACCGGCAGCACCTTTGCGCCAAAGGGCGGGACGAAGGTTTTGACAAACCGAGACCTTGTATTTTCCAAGGCGATGCACCCGCAAGCACAGAGCCATTGGTTTGAGGCTTCCAAAGCGCAGAACCTGGATAAATGGATACGCATTGCAGAAAAGGCGGTGGAAAAATTTGGACAAAGTTAAAAAAACCGTATCGGCAGCGGAGGAGGACAAGGTATCTCGCAAGCTGCTGGTTTGGCTGAACACATATCCGGATTTGCCGGTGGATTTGATTCGATTTGAGTCTCTGCCCGCCGACACCTCTGCAATGGCCATTTCGACCATCCAGGCGTCCTATATCGTTAAACGATATGTTTTAGGGGGCTACCAAGCGGAATACCAATTCAAAATCATTTACCGGGTTAAGCCGGGCAACAGCATGGACAAACGGCTGTCAGCGGATGAAACGTTAAACGCTATCGGAGATTGGGCGACCGGCAAGCGCCCCGACATTGGTGCCGGAAAACGCGTTGTAAGCCTGGAGCCTACTACACGATCATCTTTGTTCGCTGTGTATGAAAACGGCGACGAAGATCATCAAATCTTAATGAAAATGAATTACGAGGTGAATACATAATGCCAGATTTGACTTTTACAACACCGGAAGGCCAGACCATTGACCGCGAACTTCTGATTGCATACCTGAATACAGGGACATCCGAAACCCCTGTCTGGAGCGCCATTGGCAAGCGGGTGGAGGACGCCAGCGAGGAAATGGACTGGAGCCAGGAGAGCAAGCAGGATGTGCTGGGGAACACATTCACAACCATGAAAAAGCCCGTTATTACACAGACCTTTGACCCCATCCCCTTGGATGCTGGTGATGCAGCAGCCGTGAAGATGTGGAATTTGGCCGTAAAAGACCACGATGCGCAGGCGCTGGCCAACCAGGATATGATGATCGGACACTTCTACGCCGCCAACGGCGACGCAAAGTTTGCCGAGCGTTATGATTCCTGCGCCATTGCCGTGACCTCCATCGGCGGCGAGGGCGGCGGCACCCTAAACATCGCCAGTGAGATTACCTATGGCGGGACCCGCACTTTGGGGACCGTGGCGAAGGGCGCTGCCGGCAAGATCGAGTTTACTGCCGCACAGTAAAAAATAGGGGCGGGGTTTCCCGCCCCATTATCACGCAATATACAAATAAATCGGAGGACACCATGAGCGAAAATATCATCAAAATTGATACCGGCGTAGTCACTAAAACTTTTGTGACTACCGACGGGAAAGAATGTGAATTTGCGTTTAACCCGCTGGATATGGGCCTGTCTCGTCGGCTTTTTTCCGCGTTTGAAAAACTCGACAAAATGAACGAGGGTTATAAAGACGAAGTGCAAAAAAACGCCGATAAAAAGGAAATTTTTGACATTGGCCAAAAGATGGACCGGGAAATGCGGGAGATCATCAACGGGGAAGTATTCGGATTTGATATCTGCACCCCGCTTTTTGGTGAGCTGAATCTTTACGCGCTGGCCAACGGATTCCCTATTTGGGCAAATTTGCTTTTTGCGCTGGTGGACGAAATGGATACTGCGTATGCCCGGGAGCAGAAGCTTACCAACCCGCGCATTAGCAAGTACACCAAGAAGTACCACAAATGAGATACAGCCTGCCAAAATCCGTGGATCTGGGCGGGAGGGAATACGCCATTCGGTCTGATTACCGGAACATTTTGGACATTTTGGAAATGCTTTCTGATCCGGAGCTGGACAGCGCCGATAAGGCAGAGGCAGTGATGGAAATGTTTTACCCGGATTACGAGGATATCCCATACACGGAATACGAGAACGCGGTGCGGCAATGCATATCCTTTATAAATTGCGGCGAGGAAGAATGCCGGGATGAAAAGCGACCTAAGCTCATGGATTGGCAGCAGGATTTCCCGATGATTGCAAGCCCCATAAATCGCGTGCTTGGCACGGAAATCCGCTCCCTTGAATATCTGCACTGGTGGACATTTATAGCCGCATACCAAGAAATAGGTGATTGCACATTTGCCCAAGTGGTAAGCATCCGTAAAAAGAAATCCAAAAATCAAAAGCTGGATAAATCCGATCAGGAATTTTACAAGCAAAATAAGCGTCTTGTGGATTTCAAGCGGCAATACACGGATAGCGACGAAAAAGTTATCAATCAATGGATATAAAAACCGCCCTCCTGTGAGAGCGGTTTTTGCGGGTTGGTTACAGGTCGATTTTTACGGTGTCTTTGTTCTTCAGATAGGAGAACTGCTTCACAAGCCTTTTTGCCTGCGGCGTTTTTTTCGTCACATCAAAAAGGATATATTTCGTTTGGACATCGGCCAGGTATGTGAAGATTAGATACTTTGTGTTCGTTTTTATGCTGCGTTTACTGGCGCTTCCCCCAAGAATTGCACCGATGGGCCCGAGCAGCATTGCCCCCGCCACGGCGCCGCCGGCACTGGATACATACTGCTTCTGTATTTCTGTGTTGGTCATGATCGACACATCAATTAGTTTATCAGTTTGCAGATTAAACTCCTGACCGTTTGCCTGCATGATAATGCGAGAGCGCAAACAGGTTAGCTTGCACATGACATTCTGCGGCAGGTCCAGACCTCCTATAAACTGGAACTTGTCGACAAGAAGCAACTCGCCGTCACCGTACCGCTTTTTTAATTTGGCATTATTCGCTGAAACAAAAGCCAGCCTGCAAATAGCAACAATAATAATTACCAAGAATAGGTACTTGGTATCCATAAAACTCCCTCCCTTAAATTTTGGTATCAATATTATACCGTATTGAAAATTCAAAAGCAAGTAGGTGATTTAATGGCAGATGGGTCCGTCGTTATTGAAACAAAGATCGATGATAAAAAAGCGCAAGAAAAATTAACTAAGCTGAACCAAAAAATAGAAAGAATAAAATCCAACTTGGCAGAAAGCGAATCGAATAAGAACGTAATCGAATCGCAACTAAACGAGTCAAAAAAAGCGGCGCTTAGTGCGGAAAAATCAATTGAAAAATATACAGAATATTTAAAGGAATCTACAGCCGCAACGGGCGGAAACGACCCGTTCTCTGCCCAATGGGCGCGCAGGCTGGAAGAGTCCAAAAAAGAACTTGCCGAGCAAGATAAAATAACACAAAAATTAGATGCAAAATATTCCTCCATCGTGGATAAAGTTGCTATACAAAAAGCGGAATTGAATGCGGCAAAAGAAAAAGCCGCAGATTTACAAAAACAAGTTGCAGGGGCGCAAAAATCCGCCCAGGCGCTTGCCCCGACAACAAAGGCGTTATCTCCTGCAGCTGAAAAAGCAGAAAAAAGTTTCAACAAACTTGTCGGGCGCATTAAGGGCCTTGCTAAGCGGGTATTTATATTCACAATTATTACCGCCGCGCTGCGGAAAATTAAGCAATATATGTGGTCTGCCATACAGACGAATGATGATGCTATGAATGCGGTTGCTCGACTAAAAGGCGAGCTACGCACCCTGGCGCAACCGATTGTCAATATAGCGATCCCCGCCTTTACGGCCCTGGCAAAAATCATCACATATACACTGACCGGCGCGTCTCGTCTGTTGTCCTTGCTTTTTGGATCAACTTATAGCGCCTCGAAAAAGGCCGCAAAAAGCCTAAACGATCAACAAAACGCCATCGAGGGTGTAGGGAACGCAGCAAAAAAAGCAAGCAAGTATTTGGCACCGTTTGACGAGCTTAACACAATAAGCGGCAACGACGCAGGAGGCGGGAGCGAAAGCGGCGGGAATGCAGTTAACTTTGATAGTGATATTGGGAGCGGTGTAAATGCCGTAATGGCCCTAATGACAGGCATTGCGCTGCTTGCAATTGGAGCAATCCTTGCTTTTTCCGGACATGTTGGGGTAGGCATTGCGATGATGGTTGCGGGTGCGTTGACAGTATACGGTGTTTATGCATCCGACGGCGGAGAAGCAGCAAAGACGCTTGTGGAAACTGGTCTTTCAAAGATTCTGATTGCTATCGGCCCGATGATTGCGATTCTCGGCGTGGTGCTTATGATGACCGGCAATATACCGTGGGGCCTTGGACTACTGATTGCGGGTATTGCTTTGTTTGCTGTCGGCGAAGTGGCGGAAAACTGGGATCTGCTTAGCACAAACCTTGTGGGAGCCCTTGCAAATATGCTAATCGACATTTCCCCTTACATTGCGCTGTTTGGTGCTGTGCTACTGTTTGTCCCCGGGCAGCAGGCCCTTGGTATTGGCTTGATTATCGCAGGTATTGCGTTGTTTGCTGTCGGCGAAGTCGGCGCGAACTGGGAGTTGCTCGGCACAAATTTGACATCGGCACTTACCAAAATATTCAGCGAAATTTCTCCCTATATTGTCGTATTTGGCCTTTTGCTGGCAATGGTGCCCGGCATGATGGCCCTGGGAATTGGCATGATTATAGCTGGCGTTGCCATGTTTGCCGTGTCCGCTATTGCGCCAAATTGGGATAGCATTACACAGGCGCTTCGGGGCCCTCTTGGCAAAACTCTTGCTATGATCGGCGGTTTTCTTGTTGTCCTCGGGCTTATGCTTATTTTTTCGGGCGTAGGAATACCCTTGGGCATTGGGATGTTGCTTGCCGGTGGCGTTAGTTTGGCGGCGGCAATCGCGCCCAATTGGAATTTCATCATAGACAAAATCAAGTACGTTTGGCAAAAAATCAAAGAATTCTGGAACTCTTATATCGCCCCTGTATTCACTGCGGCCTGGTGGCAGAACCTCGGGAAAAACATCATGAACGGTTTGATCTCGGGTATTGAACGGGGCATCAACTGGGTGCTGGGCGGCGTAAGCGATATGGTGAATGGCATCACGGGCATCTTAAACAAGATTCCTGGCGTGAACATTGGTCGGGTTAATTGGGGGAATGTCCACATCCCCCGTCTGGCCAAGGGCGCCGTAATTCCAGCCAACCGCGAGTTTTTGGCCGTTTTGGGCGACCAGAAGCGCGGCACGAACATCGAGGCACCCGCCGATCTGATCCGCCAGATCGTCCGGGAGGAAGTCAAAAACAGCGGCGGCGGAGGGAATCATATCACAATCGTGCTGGACAGCGTTAACGGCAAGAAACTATTTGACGCTATTGTGAAGGAAAACAACGCCGTGGTGCGTGCTACCGGCGCAAGCCCGCTGGTGGTGTAAGGAGCAGTAATGGACGTATTGAAAGTTACCAAAAATGCCGGGACGGTCGTTGTTCTGCCTGCTCCCGCCGAGATAAAATGGAGCATTTCTGACCTGGACGGCGACGGCAGCGGGAGGAACCAAAACGGGGACCTGTTCCGGGACCGCGTGGCGGTAAAGCGAAAGATCGAGTGCTCCTGGCTCCCAATGAGTGCCGCAAAAATGGCAACGCTTTTGTCAGCCGTCAGCGATCCGTTTTTCAAGCTTACATACCCAGATGCGCTTACGGGGACAAATAGAACGATCACCTGCTATGTTGGTGATCGTTCTGCGCCCATTTTGCGCCCGGAGGCGGATGGAACGTGGTTATGGGGCGAAATGTCCATGAACTTCATCGAGAGGTGAGCCATGCATACTGTAACAGACGCATTTAACGCCGCGTGTTCTGCGCCGGGGCGGGAGATCACAAGCAAAATACTGTTTAACGGCACGACAGAGCTGGCCGCCTCCGAGGTGCAGGAAATCAGCATAACAGAGCAGTTCGGCTCCTCGGATGGCGCGACCATCGGCGCGGCGTTTTCCAGCCAGTGCAAGGTGGTCATTTACAAGCAAACACCTGCTTTGCAGCTCTCCGGCGGAAACTTTACCCCTTCTGTCGGTATCATGGTGGGCGGTGAGGCCCAGTATGTGCAGAAGGGCAAGTTTTACATCCCCTCAGACGGCGTAGAGGATAGTGGGAAGCTGTGGGTAACTGTCACAGGCTACGACCGTATGGCTGGTCTGACAGAGGACTATATGCCCACCATCACATTCCCAGCTACTCCGGCGCAAGTGCTGGCAGATGTCTGTAAACAGGCGAGCGTAACACCGCCTGCCGTTACTATGCCGAGTATTCAGATTGCTGCGCCTTACACGGGCACTCTGCGGCAACAGCTCGGATGGCTGGCCGGTCTTATCGGTTGTAACGCAAAGTTTGACGCAACAGGAAACCTTGTCTTTTGCTGGTATGCCGATAGCGGTCTTACGATTGACCGCGACACTCAGCACATGGACGGCCTGACACTTACCACTGATGATGCATTTACGATTCACAGTCTCTTGACTGGCACGGATAGCAACCCCATCAGTGTGGGAGCGGGAAAAGGTATTACCACCATTAACCCATACATGACCGCAGAGGTAGCAGAAACCGTTTTTGCCGAGATTAACGGCAAAACAATGCGGCCTTGCACCGTTAAATGGCGTGGGAACCCCGCCGTTGAAGCGGGAGACATTGTTTCTGTTATAGGCGGCAGCGGAGAGAATCTGACGACCTATGTGATGGAGCTAAAAACGCAAATCAAGGGTGGAATGTCCGCCGACTTGACTTGCTACGGCCCCTCGGATACAGACTATGCTACCCCTTCTCCATCGGAACAGAAGTTCAAAAGAATGTATGAAGATGTTGTAAAGTCGTTTCAAGATGCTACCCAAAAAATAATCGGAGCACAGGGGGGTTATTTTGAAATCACTTATGACAAAGACGGCTACCCTACTGGCTGGACGCTGAGAAATACACCCACCGTGGAAGATAATACCAAAATGTGGATCATGTCCACCGGTGGCCTGGGCTTTTCTACTGACGGGGGAAAGACCATCAGTAAAGTAGCCCTGACGATGGACGGCACGATCAACGGTGCGGCCCTTGCCATAGGTTCTGTTAGTCAGGATGCGGTTTCTGGGCTTTCCCAAAAGCTCATAGCCATTGACGGTAAACTTGAGTCCACCATCAGCAAGACAGAAGCCCAGAAAATCTATGCCACAAAAACCGACCTTGAAAATATTGAGTTGACCCCCGGGCCTCCCGGCCCTGCCGGGGCAGACGGCAAGGACGGCACCAACGGCCTGTCTGTGTGGATTACTTACCATGACGGCACGACTACCCCGGCCAAGCCCACAGGAAACGGTACGCTGAACGGCTGGCACACGGACTTGACCGCTGCCGTTGTTTGGATGTCACAAAAGGTGGCGGCATCGGCTACGGCTGGTGCGTGGGGCGCTCCTATCCGGCTGCTGGGTGAAAAGGGGGAACAGGGAATCCAGGGCGTTCCCGGCGAAAAGGGAGACCCCGGTGCAACAGGACCGCAGGGCGAGCAAGGCCCACAGGGAGAAAAAGGTGACACAGGAGCCAAGGGAGACCCCGGCGCAAAGGGTGATCCTGGCAAGGATGGAACGAACGGGAAGGATGGCAGCCCCGGTGCCACTGGCCCACAAGGCGAAAAGGGTGATACTGGAGATACTGGCCCGCAGGGTGTAAGCGTCACCGCAACCACGGTGGAATATTATCTTTCCACCTCCGAGACAGAGCTTTCCGGCGGCACATGGCAGGCCACAGCCCCGACCATCACAGACGGCAAGTATCTTTGGAGCCGCACGAAGATTACCTATTCTAACGGCCAAACAGCCTATACCGGCGCGTACTGCATCAGCAAAGCCATGACCGAGAGCGCGGAGCCGATAGTCAGCGAGACGCGAACGGCGGTGACAAAGCTGACCCAGGATGTGGATAGATTCAAGGCCACGGTTGCTGAGACCTACACAGAAAAGTCCAATTTCAACGAGTTCCGGCAAAAAACGGAATCCGACCTAACCGCCAACAGCACGGCCATAGAGCAGCGTTATACCGAGATCAAGACCGTGGAGCAGAAAGTCCTTGGCGTAGATGGCAAGGTAACGGATGTGCAGAAAAAGGTCACAGAGACGGCGGGCTATATCCGTACCGGCAAGGTGGCAGAGGATGAATCCGGGAATCCCATCTACGGCGTGAAAATCGGGCAGACCGATACGGCGGGCAATTATAACGCCTTTGCCCAGTTTACGGCTGGCCGCATTTCCTTTTTCGATGAAACAGGGAAGGAGATCAGCCACTTTGCGGGCAAGGATTTTTTTATTGACAGCGGTATCATCGTCCAAAACCTGAATCTCGGCGGCTATGAGCTGCGCCGGAATAAGGGCCTTGGCTTCAAGTGGATAGGAGGCTGACAATGGCAACAAGCGGAACCGTAAAAACAAACACAAAATATGGCTCCTATTTTTGGGTCAAGTGGGAGATTAGCGGCAGTCAAGACATAGCCGGGAACAAGACTACCATTTCCTGGTCTTGCGGCCTGAGCCCCGGTGAACAATATTACACAAACGCCATAAAAATGGGTGCGGTGGTCATTAACGGTCAAACTGTGTATTCCGGCGGCACATATTCCGACATCACGGATTACAAGGATCGCACCTTTGCCTCCGGCACACTGGACATCGCCCACAACAATGACGGTAGCAAGACCTTCACCGTTTCCGCCTTTTCCGGGTGGCTGTATGGAAACGGAGATTATACCGCTTCGGCGGAGAGCTTTGCCCTGCCTGCCATACCCCGGGCGGCTACCATCACATCCGCACCCAACTTTACGGATGTGGATAACCCGGCCATCGCCTATGCCAATCCGGCGGGCTCGGCGGTTTCTGCGCTGGATGTGTGCATTTCTCTGGCTGGGTCGGCATCGGATATTGCTTACCGAGCCGTCAGCATTAGCGGTGGCAGCTACACCTTCCAGCTTACCAATGCGGAGCGGGCTGTACTGCGCAACAACACGACTTTAACGCGAAAGGTTGTGTTCCTGCTGCGCACCAAGATCGGAAGCACCTATTACTACGACACCGCAGAAAGGACATTTACCGTCACCAATAATGCGGCCACCCGACCCAGCGAAGCTATTGCCGTGGCCCCCGTCAGCGCCCTGTCTGCGCCGTTTAATGCCCTGTATATCCAGGGCAGAACACAGGCCAAAATCACGCACACGGCCAGCGGCAAGTTCGGCGCGACCATAAAGCAATATTCCGCATCCGTAGAGGGTAAAGCCTATTCCGGGAAAACGGCCACCAGTGATGCGCTGCAAACGCCGGGCGTGCTGACCATCACCGGCACGGCAACGGACAGCAGAGGCTTTTCCACGACAGTATCTAAAACCGTCACGGTGCTGGCGTACAATACGCCCTCTGTGGTGCGTAACGGCACCACGGGAAGTTTTGTATGCGCACGGTCTACCTCTGACGGAACAATAAGTGAAGACGGTACAGCGCTTTGTGTGGCGTGCGCCAAGTCCTTTTCCCCTCTGGCCAACAATAATAAATGCACATTGCGTCTGCGCTATGCGGCAGAGGGCGGCGGTTGGTCAAGCTGGATCACGCTTTTGGCAGAATCTTCCGGAAATAATTACGCAGGCGTGGTGCCCGGTGTCACCCTATCGGTATCGGTGGTATATACCATCGAGATTCAGGCGGTGGACAAGCTGGGTGAGAGCGGGTCGGTGGAAACGAGAATCCCCACATCCGAGATGACCTTTCACTTGGGCGAGAATGGTAAAGCCGTGGGTATTGGGCGGTACGCCAGCGAGAGCGGAGAGAAGCGGCTGGATGTGGCCTGGGATGCGCATTTTGAAAAGGGCCTGCAAGTCAGCGGCGCCACAACTCTGGGTGGAAACCTAACCGGCAAATATCTGACTGGCACTTGGCTGCAAACCACAGCGGTCACGGACTTTGGCAAAACGCCGCCAAAGGTAGCAGTGCTGGATAATTCCGGCTGGGTGTATTACCGGACACCGGCGGAGCTACGGGCCGATCTGGGCTACGGGGATTATGTGTTAGAACAGGGCACCAGCGGTATCTGGGCTTACCGCAAATGGGCCAGTGGCGTGGCAGAATGCTGGGCAAAGATTACACAAACGGTGACACCCGGCGATGCATGGGCGGGCACTTTGAATCTGACGCCATATGTTATTGCAGTTACGACACCCATAGAGTTTACCGGCATCGACTGCGTAAACGCCAGTGCCTATGTAGGAAGTGGTCACACGATAACATCTTATCTGACCGTCACGAACCCAAATAAGATTTCGATTTCGGCACTGTCCGTGTATCTGACGGGCCAA